CGAGGGAAGGTTGGACTACTATATCTAGTTTTTTAAAAAAAGCTCATGGTTCGCGTCCCACGAAAAGCGAGGAATTCTGCCATAAAACAGGATAAGGCACGATAACTACAATTATCCTGACTTAATTAATCGTGAGAAACTGGTCATTAATCCTGGAAAACGGCTAGGTACTTAGAGAATATGAGAAAAATGGCGGTTTTTCGCCGTTCTCGACCCCCCAAAAATCGTACGCGTACGCTCGACGGAGGACGCGAATGCCAGATTTAAATATTCAGCCACCAAATTTTCATATGAAAACGATTTTGTTAGGGTATACCCCTTTTTTTAGTATAAAAGTGTCTAGGAGTCCCAATGGAAACCAATAATAATAAATTTCAAAAGTATTCAGACGAAGAATTAAGACTAATGCTCGCTATTGCTATGCAGGATGATAGCAAAAAAGCGGAAAATAGTTTTATGCACTTTGTTAAAATGGTGTGGCCGGAGTTTATTGATGGATATCACCATAACATTATGGCAAAAAAGTTTGAAGAGATAGCTGCTGGAAAGCTAAAGCGACTAATTGTCAATATGCCACCAAGACATACAAAATCAGAGTTTGCTTCTTACCTGTTTCCCGCCTGGTTAATGGGTAAAAAACCCAAAACAAAAATAATTCAAGCAACGCACACAGCAGAACTGTCTTATCGTTTTGGACGAAAGATGAGAAACTTAATGGATGACCCTCAGTATAGAAAAATTTTTAAAGATGTTCATTTACGAGCAGATTCAAAAGCTTCAGGACGGTGGGAAACCAACCATGCTGGGGAATATTTTGGTGCAGGTATTGGTGGTGCTATTACTGGGCGTGGTGCAGATCTATTAATCATTGATGATCCACATTCAGAGCAAAGTATTACAGATACAAGTTTTGATAATGCTTTTGAATGGTATATGTCAGGGCCAAGACAACGTTTACAACCTGGAGGAGCTATTGTTGTTGTTATGACGCGGTGGTCGGAACGCGATCTGACGGGTCGTTTAATTAAACAACAAGCAGAAACAAAAGCAGATCAATGGGAAGTAATAGAATTTCCAGCAATTATGCCAAGTGGTAAACCTATCTGGCCAGAGTATTGGAAACAAGAAGAACTAGAGAAAATTAAAGCCAATTTACCAGTTATGTCTTGGGAAGCACAGTACCAACAAAAACCAACCTCAGAAGAAGGAGCTATTATAAAACGAGAATGGTGGAAGACATGGGAAAAAGAAGAGATACCTGAACTAGTTCACATTATTCAAAGTTATGACACGGCATTTTCTAAAAAAGATTCAGCCGATTATAGTGCGATTAGTACATGGGGAATTTTTAAAACAGAATTTAATCGAGAGAATATTATCTTAATGGATTGTATAAAAGATCGTTGGGAATTTCCTGAATTAAAAAAGAAAGCCTTGGAGCATTATAAATATTGGGAACCAGAAACAATTATTGTAGAAGCAAAAGCAAGTGGGCAGCCTCTTATTCAAGAGTTGCGTCAAATTGGTATTCCCGTTGTGGCTTACACTCCATCAAAGGGGAATGATAAACTTTCACGTGTAAACTCGGTGTCACCTATTTTTGAAGCAGGGCAAGTTTGGGCTCCCGACAAAAAGTTTGCAGAAGAAATGATTGAAGAATGTGCAGCTTTTCCTTATGGTGAACATGATGATTTAGTTGATAGTATGACACAAGCATTAATGCGTTATCGTCAAGGAAATTTTGTATCACTAAAGGATGATTATGAAGACCCAATTAAAGAAATATATGCACAGACACCAGAGTATTATTAAATGGTAGCCCAAGTAGCAGTACCATTGGTAGTTATTGCTTCACAGATGGGGATGTCTGTTCCTGCTGTTATTGAATATTTTCAAGGACAAAACATAGATCTCTCTGGTTATGGGGAAAACGATTTAGTAGATCTTGAAACATTATTTCCTAAATCAGAACTAGACAGAGTAAAAGAATACAAAACATATGATGAAAGTTTTTATAAGTCAGCCCCTGTTATAGGAGATACCTCTCTTGATAATATTATTGTTCAATCGAAAAAAGATGATGACAAAAAAAAGACAATCACCATCGATCAAGAGGGAAAGGTTTTACCGGATCTACCAGATCAAATGCCTGAGCCTCCAGAAGACCCTGATTGGAAATTTAAACCTAATTGGAGAAACATTGCAGAACTTGCAATGGAAAAAGTAGTTGATAAACAAATTAAAGATTTAGAGAAAAATTTAAAATTAAAAACAAAAAAACTAGGAGAGGGATATCACGAAGCCTACATAGATAATAAAACATTTGGTATATCTAAACAAGGAGGGCGACAATTTGGTGGACCAGTATTTTGGAATTTAACTATTAATGATGAGAGTATAGATTCTTTTAACACATTAGCTGACGCAAAAAAATTTATTGAGGAAAATTATTCTGAGTTTGAAATGGCTGAAGAACTTACAGAAAAAACAACAGAAGAATATGATGCAGAAATTGATGAAATGTTCCGCTACCTTAAAGGTGAAACTGTAGATATTGAAAAAACACAAAAAGAAAAGATAGGGGATATTCAAAGAGGTGATCCCGAAGATGCTATGTTAGCCGCCCAAGACTTTATGGGTGGGGGAGTATTATCTAATGCTATTGAGCATATAGGAGATTTAACTCATCGTATAACAGAAAATCCTAGTTTTCGTTATGAAACAGTTTTAAAAAAAGTGAATGCAATGATTAATTCTTTAGATAGAGGAGATGACATGATTCCTTTTGAGGAAGAAGTTCAACGTAATATCGTAGTTAATTCAAAATATAGAAATCTTTCGCCTAATGAATTTAAGGTTCAAATTGATATGCTGCTTAAAGATTATGTTTCGGAGCACGAAAAGATACCTACCTTTAATGATCTTCAAGAACACTCTAAGCAAGCAGCTATCGCTATTGGTAATCAAGATTATGAAAAAACACTACAGCATTTATATGCTATTAAGGCGGAACTAGATAAAGGCCAAGAATCTTTTGTTAAAAAAACATTAGAGCATAATGTAGATATTACAACGGACACCGGATTAAATTTTCCTAAAGAAAAAACGGATAATAACACACGACTTCATAATTTACGATTACAAAACATTATTGATGGGAAAGCAGAAAATTATCCTGGAGGCCCTCTAAATGATCGTATTGTGATCAATGGTCCAGAGGGATCGGATTTACCTCCTATTGCTATTGGGAATATTACTTACAAAGATTGGGAAGATAAAATTACCTTAGATAAAAATCAAATACTAGAAGCTGCTAACTGGTATAAAAAAATCTTTTCTTCTTTCGAAGTAATGGCGGGAGATGATAAAAATTTACGCGACACATTGGTCAAAGCCTGGTTATCAGGACAAATTAATGAAACACCAAGTAGTGCCTTGACTAATGTTATTTATATATATGAACAATGGAAACGGGGAGTTCCTTTTGACGATGTAAAAGGAAAAGGATTACCTGATCCAACCAATAATATTAAAAGTATTATTTACGGAAAAGAAATTGAAAAAGGCATTGGTCCTAAAATTTCTGATTTTATTGATGCAGGATTAAATAAAAATTCGAGAAGTTGGATGGGGGATAGTAGTAGTGGTGGACAACCTTTTGTTGTTGATGTCCACACGGCACGCGATACGGGTCTCGTGGATCAAACATATTTAAACCATTTAGAAAAATTAGGATATATTATTCCTGAAGATATAAAAATAGATTTTGGAAAAGGAGGAATAACAGGAACGAAATATGAAAACAGAGCTCTCTTTGGACAGGGATTAACAAAATATTTGAATGAGACAAAATGGATGGGCAAGAGTGATTGGAAACCATCGGAGATACAAGCGATTGGATGGATGAATTTAACGAACATGTATGCGGAGGGAAATCAAAGTGGTGATATCTTTAAAGCATTAAATAGAAACCAACGCCATATCGCAATGAATGTAGAGCCTTCTAAAGGATCTCCTTGGCAAATAACATACAGCGAAAAATATAATAAACTCGATGATGATAAAAAATTTACGATAAGTGAGAAAGTAACTGCCAAAGCTATAGAGATTGTAAATAAATTAACAGGAGTAGATTTTTCTAATAATGTGTATGGAACAGGCGGATGGGAATTAACAGAACAAGCTCCATCAACAGTTTACCAAGCTTTTATTTCAAAAGAAGCTGCTAAAGAAGCCGCATCAATGCTAGGATATTTACTTAATCAAAATGAAGTGTGGGTTAGTACTTCTAAAGAATTAACAAAAAACCCTGATAATTTTTCTATAGACATTATTGAGGATGGAACAACAAATTTAACGGATAGTAATGCGGTCAAAGCCTTATTTGAAAGCATTATGAATGCCGATACCGCAGGATTATTTAGAGGATATCAGCCTTTTATAACAATGGATGGAAATCCTGGTATTAAAATTATTATTGATAAAGATGCCATTAAGAATTCTTCTTTAAAAAAGAAAGATATACTGCCTTATATACAAGAATTTATTGATATAAAGCTTGGTGAAGAAACAAAAAACTTGGATTTTGCTGTTAATACCTATATATCTGAGGTAGAATTAGAGAAACTTGTAAATGATTGGAGTAAAATAAGAAATGGTCAAAGTTTTATCGACAACTTTAGTAAAGACACCAGAACAACTGCCGAAGGTGAGGACAGGCCAAACTTCTATAATCTTGCAGAACAACTTACGAAGTTCTTCGCAAGACTCCTCCAAGAAGAATCAACAACAATCACAGACGCTACCAAAAAAATAACCAAGAAAAAATTAGGTGGTTCTATAGAAATACCAAAATTTCATTTTGGTGGATTTATTGACAGACTTAAGGTATAAAAAATTATGGCTGAGAATAATATAGATCAAAAAATACAATCAGTTGTAGGTGAAACAATTGAAGATGCAATTCAAAACGAAGAACCAGTTGATATAGAAATTGTTTCCGAAGAAGTGTCCGTGTCCGATGAACCGTTAGACGCGGAAGAAGACTTTTATTGCAACTTATCAGAAAAAATGGAGGATGCCGAACTTGGGCGTATCTCTTCTGATTTAATGGAAGAATATGAAAATGATAAATCTTCTCGTGATGAATGGTCTCAAACATATGTACAAGGATTAGATTTACTTGGATTTAAATATGATGATAGAACAAGACCATTTCGTGGGGCAAGTGGTGTAACTCATCCTTTATTAGCAGAAGCGGTAACACAGTTTAGTTCTACCGCATTTAAAGAATTAATGCCCTCCGATGGACCAGTTCGAACGCGTGTTATAGGAAAAGAATCAGTTGAAGTATATCAACAAGCACAACGCGTTAAAGAATTTATGAATTATCAAATTACTAATGTAATGGAAGAATATACACCTGAGCTCGATCAGATGCTTTTTTATTTACCGCTCTCAGGATCGACATTTAAAAAAGTTTACTACGATGCACAGCTTGACCGTGCAGTTTCAAAATTTGTACCAGCCGAAGATTTAATTGTTCCTTACACAGCAACAGATCTTGATTCATGTGAAAGAATTACTCATGTGGTAAAACAATCACAAAATGATATTCGCAAAAAACAAGTAGCAGGATTTTATCGAGATATAGAACTTAATCCAACTGCTGAAGATCCAACATATAATTCAGCAAATATTCAAGGAAAGATTGATCAACTAGATGGAATTCAACAAACAGGAGAATCATATATGATTACCTTGTTAGAAATGCATGTGGATTTAGATTTAGAAGGATATGAAAATAAAGATTCTTCAGGAGAGCCAACAGGAATTAAGCTGCCATACATTGTAACGCTTGATGAACAATCAGGTAAAGTTTTATCTATTCGCCGTAATTATGAAGAGGGCGATGAACTCTTTAAGAAGAAACAATATTTTGTTCACTTTAAATTTTTACCGGGATTAGGATTTTATGGATTTGGATTAATTCATTTAATTGGTGGTTTATCACGAACAGCGACACAAGCTCTTCGTCAATTGATTGATGCTGGAACTTTATCTAATCTTCCTGCAGGTTTCAAGACACGCGGTCTACGGATCGCCGACAATGATAGTCCGTTACAA